CTAATGGGAGAGCGTGGGGAACTTACAGAAAATATATGGGTAATATAGTAACCGCATTCAAAAACTTTGAAGTCGAATATAAAGCGACAACATTAATTCATACTCATAGATTTATCGAAGAACCAACAGGTCGGAATGACTTAAAGAAGGCTAAATCTAAGAGTTATGACTTAGAACAGGTTAACGAATTTTTTGAAGAGATGTTTGATGATGTTCATGGTTATAGCAGAGGCATTAGATCGCATGGAGATATATCTGATAAGATGACTGAGTCTTTAAAAATGCAAATAGCGGTGTTAATCGCGGCAGGATTAAGACGAGGTGAATATATAGCGCTAACTTGGGATGACTTAAAATTAAGAGATGACGCATATTATCTTGAAATTACAAAGATTTACAACAAAGGCACAAATCAGTTACAATCGCACATGAAAAATAAAAAGGAGATAAGGCGAGAGGTTCCTCTTCCTGCTTCTATCGCTGAAAGGCTATTAAACTATAAAGCAATGTTAAATGAGACTGATTTAAAGAATAATCTAATGTTTCCTAATACGCAGGGTAACTTAGATAAGAGATGTCGATTATATAAAAGTATGAATAACGCAAATAAGCGAGTATTTGGATCAAGAAAGACTAATGGACATCAATGGCTAAATATTCACGATTTAAGGCATATATGCGCGACTAACTATATTAGAGCCGGCGCTAGTCTTACTGAAACTAAGAACCTATTAGGTCATACTTCCGAAGATACGACGGAACGACTATATATTAGCGAGTTTAAGCAGACCGCTGATGAACTAAAAGCAAAAAATAAATATCAAAGTGTGGTGTTCGTGGCTGATACCGCATAATGCCTACCTCCAATAACTCGATGTCATACGAAGAAGCCGAGGCTCTGCTATCTAAAGCAGAGCAGGTGGGTCGTAATAAACCTTTTAAAACGCAGAGTGAATTAGCTTTATCTATGGAACTAACTATTGATCAGTTAAAAGGCAGACTTAAAACAGCGCGCCATATTATTAAGTTAAAAAAGAATGGCGAGGAGGATAACTACCAAACATTCCATATTAAAGGTCTTGAAAAAATACAAAATCGCGAAGAGATGACCGCCGACGAGATTATGGAGTATGCGCACACGAATTGGAAAAGAAAAAAAGAAAAGAATGATTTAATTAATTTAATACCGGTCAAGTTCTCTAAGGATGTGGTTACCGGCATTTGCGTTTGGGGTGACCCACATCTCGACGATGGCGGCACGAATTGGGATGCCTTAATGGACCTAATGGATATATTAAAGGAGTTTGACGCTGACAGAGGCTCTATTGATCCCATATATAGCGTGAATATAGGCGATTCACATAATAATTGGATAGGGCGTCTCTCACTCCGATACTCAGCCGAGCAAAAAATGAGTAAGAGCCAAGTATATAAGGTGATAGAAAAAATAATAACAGAGGTGAACTTCATTTTACTACTGAGAGGTAACCACGATATGTGGCAACCGAGTAATATTCAGTATGATAAGATGGAATGGTTTGCTCAAGGTGTTGGAACACTAGCAATGGATTGGAGAGCGAATATAGACTTTCAATTTCCGAATGGAGTAAGTGTTAAGGCGGACTTCCGACACGACTTTCCGGGTCATTCTATGTATAACAGCTTGCATGGATTGCAAAAGGCTAACCTCTTTAATACTGATGCAGATATATATGTTGCCGGACATCGCCATAATTATGCTAAATCAGAACTGCCATCAACTAGATATGTGAATGGATTTAGTGCGCCTGCTCATTTATTAAGAGTTAAAGGGTTTAAAGATATAGACTCGTATGCCGATCAAGGTGGCTTTCCTCGTCAAGATTATGGTCACGCAGGATTAATAGTTATAGACCCATTGACCTCATTGCAGAATAGGGTTCAGATCTATTCTGACATTAGGTATGGAGCGAATGTGATTAAATTATTAAATGCTGATTATAGAAAAAGAGGCCTGATTAAATAATCAAGCCTCTCTCATTCAATCTTAAAATAATAATTAAATTCTTTTAAATCATTCGTACTCCTCTAGTTAGTTAATAAAAAGTCTATTAGCCTTACTCCTACTAAAAATAGCAGTAATGACATCATTAAATTCCTCATTTAACCTCCTTAACAATTACACATTCAATAGTTTCCTGTTGTTTTTCTGTGTAAATAATTAATAAAAATGGAATTATAAAAATGATAAATAAAACCATTAAAATTTTATCCCATACTGAAAAAATTGGTTCGCTCATATTATTACCTCAGCCACCTCTTTGGTATATCGACTAAATAAATTCATTTCCATTTCCTCGCGTGCTCCACCTAGACTGTTGCTTTCTAAATAGCAAAATATTATGAACACTATATTTATAATTAAATCTCCTACATCCGATCTGAATATTTTACAGAAGTATCATCCTCATTTAATTCTCCATATATCCATTGAAAAACTTCAGCTGTCTTCCATACCTTTTGATGCATAGGTTTAGGAAAATCGCCTGCGTCGATTAATTCTTTTAATTTTCTTTCACGATATTTTTGATCTTTATAGACAGAGCCATAGATAAGCTTGCTAACCACCTCAAGATTTATAGTGCCGCCATATTTTTCTACTGCTTTAGAAAGGGATGTCATCGTCGATGGTCTCCTCTTCTTCTTCCATTATACTTTCTTGCAGTTCTGCGGCATCATCCTGATGCTTATTTATCCAACTGTCAGGGTCTTCTAATTTATCGGTTAAATAGTTAATAGAATATTCGCTGTGATCGCTTAAAACGATGCCATAGCTATATCTGTCGTTCTTTTTCTTATTTAACCATACTGTTCCTTCAAATAATTCAGAGTAGGGTATCCACTTTCCTTTAGCGGTGTTATTTTTAAATACTTCGGCTATCTTTTTTAATATAGCCTTATCATCAATAGTGTTCTTTAAATCTTCAAATGTACTTGCAGCATCTAATTTATAATCTGTGCATAATTTATCGCCATCTATAAAATTGTCTTGACCAATCGGTCTATCGCCTTGAACTTCCCAAGGTGGCTTGTCGATATAGAACTTTAAATAAGTGTTAACCGGTCTACCTTTTTTATATCTATCTATTACTGCTTTAACTTTTCTTGGATTAGGCATAATTACACCTCAAAATCCGGAGCAGTCGGTGGTTTACCTCTAGCTGATGGGTTAGGAGTAGAAGAGTCTATTTGGGGTTCATTAACAGGGTCTTCTGATGAAGTGCCGGTAGTGCCTTCTCCATCAGGGTCCTCCTCTACTCCAATAGCAAGACAAGTCCCGATAATATACCTACGGAGATAGGTAATACTAGAACCTAGACCTTGCCAATAATTTTGACCTTTTATTTTATCGTTATCTAAATATATTTTAGATGCTCTGCCATAAGGTCCGAATGTTTTATGAACTAATTGAAAGTTTATTATTTGATTAGGCGGCGAACCTATCGCATGAGGTTCTTCATAACTAAACCACATCTCAAATATAAAATTATGCTCTTCCATCGTTTCTTTAACCCGGAGAACGGACTGCAGGTCTGCATATTTATAAGGTTTATTTGGTGTGCGCGTTAAAAAGGTGTTCTCGCGATTAAGCTCCGCATTCTTTAATGCGTGCATCATATTAAAATAATCTTCATGTGGAGGCTGATTAACATCTATATCTGCCTCAAATTCTACTATATTGTCTACCATACTATATTATCCTCATTTATCTTTAATCCTATCGCCTGAAACTGTTTTAAATATCTAGGCGCAGGTTTAAATAGTCTTGTTTCATTCATGATTGCAGGTATATAACTTCTCCACCATCCTTCCGGTTTCAGCTGATCTAATATATCAACCTTAGCTCTAGTTAATTCGTAGCCTTCATTTAATCCGCTCCATTTTAATACTAAAACGATGTCATCCTTCTTTGAGGGTATCTTAATTTGTTTGATTGGTTTGTCTTTGAAACTGTCCATCTATCTACCTACAATTATTAAGTTAGGTGTTCTGATGATTAAGTGCAAGACCTGATGTTGTGCGTCAGTTAAAGTATTTTAATTAAATCTGATTAATTAAATCGGATTAACTTGATAAAATATCTATAATTTTGTCCTTATCGGAACGCGGAAGCATTTTTAAGATATTAGTAATAGCAGTCATATATAAATTAAAAGGAACAGCATTACTCGGCGTGGTTATATGTCTTCCTGTTTTATAGCCGCCTTTATCTAAATGATGTTTTAAAAATTGTTGCAACTCCGGGTTAATATAATAGACAAAGACAGTTCGACTATCTCCACTAATATATTTCTGATCATTTTTATGCAGATTTTTATAATGCGTTTTTACTAAAAATTTTTGATCAACATTTTTCTTTAAGCGATTATATAAAGTGACATGATCTAATTCTATTCGATAGGCTCTAAGATAGGAGTCATAATCTAATTGCGATAAATATTTTTCACCATCTAATTCTGCGCGCATAGCTAATAAATGTATCATGCTGTCTATTGTATCGCGATCTCCACTACCTTTAGGAGGATTAAAATTATTTTCGCCTTCTAAGACCATTCCTTTACCCATTGCGTATGACTGAATATTATGTAACTGCCATATATGACCTAACTGCATCGATACATCTATGCCAACGCTATATCCTAACTCCTCCCACTCATGCAATCCTGTTTTTTCCTGCATATCTCTTTCTATTCGTTCTTTTGCTTTTCTGCTAAAATATCCCATAATAAACCCTCACTCGATAACGCTATAATTACCTAATAAAATGCCGGTAATTAGCTGTATATAGGCAACATCTTCCATTGCTATTGTTTGCTGAAATAACTTGTGATTATGCGCCTGATCAGTGCAGGCGATAATATTAAACTCGGTTAATTTTAATTCATTATCTAGTCTATCTATATTACCGGCTAAAAGGGGCCTTCTCGTTAAATCTTTAAAATGAATAATGCATTGAGAATTAATAACCTGCCTACTATCCGGCTCTAACTTCGTTCTATGATTAACTATTATATAAGCATTAGAGTCTGCGTTTAGTTTCATAATATAAGCATTATGACCACCGCTAATTTGCCAAGGCGGCACTATTTTAAAATGATCTAATAGCGGATTAATCTCATTATCATTCACGACACCTACGACTAATAGCTCGTTCATAAAATATAGATTATCTTCAACTAAATCTGTTTCAGTTATTTTTCTATGCGTTATCCATTCATTAAATGTATCAACTAAATCTGGTAAACGCTCCATTCTAAATCTTAATTGAGGATTACCATCTTCTTTAAGCCGAGACCATCGCGTGACTGTATCTACATCCACGCCAACAGCCTCAGCTAAATCCTTTCTTTTCTTATTAGCCTCCTCAAGGAGACCACCTAACTTAGTCTTTTGATGCATATTATTTACTACCTGTAAATCCATATTATGCTCCCTCCTTTATTAATTCCATAAATAATTTTAATAAATAAACCCAATTTCACCAATATTTGTGAAACCGACTGATAATGTCAAGCGGTGATGTTGCGCGCCTGTGGATAAAGAAGTATAATCATAGTTATGGTGGAAGCGTTTGATATATATAATTTTTATAAAAAAAGACAGATGACTAATACTGAAATATTAAGTTATTTAGATATACCTCACGGCTATCCTAGGAAACGCACAGATATATTCGGTAGATCAACCGAAGATTGTCCGGAAGGCATTTGCATATCTATCTTAAACGACCACCTACATAACCTTGTGGATAAGTAGATGGATAAATATGAAATGGCGCGCTTAATGCTAACTAAAAATATATCTATTAATGATTTAGTAATTAAATCAGGCACTAAGAAAGCTAACCTAAACAATATGCTTAAAGGTTATCTGCCTATTACCGATAGTGTTAAGAAGGTGTTAAATGGCTAATGGATATAGAAATGGTCGATGGCATCCTATGTGGCACTTAGAAGACTTCGAAAAATACGCTGATAGTCCGGAAGGTAGATCTGTCTTAAAGGCTAAGGCGGAGCGATATGATAACGAAAGAAAGAAAGAAGAGGATAAGTTAGACCCTGTTAACCATAGGATAGATTATATAGCGATAATAGAAGACCCGGAATTATGGCGGCAAGTTCCATATAATGCTCGCGCTAAATATAAGGAATTTGCGGAGGCTCAGAGGGTTAGTAAGCTAACTAATAAGGAAACAAAAAATAAAAAGAAAACAAATTAGGAGGAGTCTTAACTGATAAAGGTACATTAATATCTGTTTTTTTTTGATGTCAAGATATTTGTAAATAAGACTATTAAACGCACTTAATGAACTTAGAGACTAAAGAAGATTATTATAAGCTCGCTGACGAGCTATATGAAATAAGAGATGACCTAACACACCACACTTATCTTATCTTTAGAGAAGAAGGACTATTTATTCAAATAGGATCAGGTGAACACGCATTACAGATATTAGTTCATAAGAACTTAAAAGAACTAAAGGTATTATCTAAGAACCTAAGCGACCTCGTTTATTATTTAGATACTAATAAGGATAGTTTAAATGGAAAGGGCTGAGATAGATAGGCGCGTTAAATGGTTAGATAAATTATTTAAAGAAGCGATGCGAACTGACAGCTTTATTCCTAGCGATAAACCTAAATCCCTGCAAGCCTTTTGGTTAGAGATTAAGAAAGATTGGATGGCGTATGGATGGGACACCTCTACTAAGATAAGGGTTAGACCAAGCCAAAAGCAACAGGATAGATATGATCTCGCGTGGCGATTAGGATTAATGTTACCTAAAGATGAGCGCTATTTAATATGGCGAGTAGCGCTAACGAATAGACAGAGTAATAGAGGACCGCAATGGTCTAAGATAGGTAGAGAGCTAAGAAAAGACCGGCGAACTATTAAGAACGAATATTATGCGGCACTAAGTTTATTAGCTAAAAAAGTAGAGGCTCTTGACTAAGCGTACTGAAATCGGTTAATAATTTTATATAGTGGAACATCTATGACCTACTACCTAGACACAAATCCACATAGACAACCACTACATATAGGCGCTATTGCAACCCTCCCTTACTAGACAACTAACGAACGCATTATCTTAATGCGCAGATAATAGCGCCTATAACCAAGGAGAATTAAGTGGCAGACCCTAACCCACGAAATATAAAAATAAATATAAAAACGAATATCAATCAGGTGCTGAAAGAGTTTCAAGACATTAGATCAAAAGACCTACCACGGCAGTATGGGTTCGCATTAAATGACACAGCAAGAAGTCTTATGAGAATACTCAACGCACGCACCTCTAAGTTCTTTCACAAACCTATCTTCGCATTTACTAAACAGGCGTTTGGCTATGTGCGATCCACAAGCAAACAGAAAACAATAAATCAAAAGAAAGCGTGGGTAGGAGTGAAAGGCGCATACGGAGTTCCGGCTAATGCGGAAGGACCTAAGAAAGAGATAGCATTTAATAAAGCGGCTAGCGATAGAGCTAAGGCTCTATTTGAATTACAGATATATGGTGGACAGCGACAGGCTACCGATGGCAGTAACTATTTAGTTAAGCCATCAGGTCACACTAAAGAGGTAGGAGGGATGACAGCCGCCGGAGGATTAGATAAAAGGAAGTGGCTACCATCAGTAACTAATAATAAAGCGCAATACTTCAGCGGTATACCCAAAGGAGGCGCACAAGGTGAGAACTTTAGAGGATTGTGGGAAAGATATGCGGATAACACCCGGATAAGAATGGTAGCAAAATATGATAAGACAGCTAACTATAAGCCTTTATTTCCCTACGATGAGATATTAAACGCTAATTACGGCAAAATAATAACGGCTAATTGGCGCAAACAGCTAAGTTTTTTACGCAGAAAGGCTAAAACACCGAAGTACTCCTAGATATTTGCGGGTCCTGTTTGGCATAGTTATCAGTGGGTCATTCTTCGCGGCAGGTTTCTGCTAGCGACAGAAAATAATTTGTGGGGTTCGTTTCACTTTAAAAGGAAAAAATGAAATGGACATAGAAAATATATCGATAAAAAAATTAGTACCTTATGCGCGAAACCCTAGGTATAACGCGGACTCTGTGGATAAGGTTGCAGGCAGTTTAGCAGAGTATGGATGGCAACAACCAATAGTGGTTGATAGCGAAATGGTTATTATTGCCGGACATACAAGATTGGAAGCGGCAAAGCAATTAGGATTAAAAGAAGTGCCGGTCCATATTGCAAAAGATTTAACTGACGAGCAGGTTAAAGCTTACCGATTAGCTGACAATAGAATAGCGCAAGATAGCGAATGGAATGAAGAGCTGTTAGCGTTAGAGTTAAAAGAATTAAATAACTTATCATTTGATTTAGATAAGACAGGCTTTAATGCAGATGAACTAAATGATTTATTAGCTGATAAGTTAGAAGAAGGATTAACCGACAAAGATTATGCGCCACAATTACCTGAAGATAACACAGTTCAAGAAGGTGATAGATATAAGTTAGGCGAGCATATTGTGATGTGCGGCGATGCGACTAGCGCAGATGATGTATCAAAGTTATTAGATAATCAATTAATTGATCTAGTAGTTACAGATCCCCCATATAATGTTGATTATCAGTCCGGACAGAAGACTCCGCGAGGAGCAAGAGTTAAAGGATGGGATAAGATAGAGAATGATAACTTAACTGAAGATGAGTTTGAACAATTTGTTGATGCGTTTATGAAAGTGTATCACGACTATATGAAGCCGTTAGCTTGCATCTATTTATTTCACCCTGACTCTAAATATAAACCGAAGTTAGCGTTCCTCAAAAGCTTCAATGAATATTTCACTCTATCCGCAACACTACAATGGGTTAAGAATTTTGGCGGCATAGGTTTCCAAGACTACAGATCACAACATGAACCTATCTTATATGGATGGAAGAAAGGTGAAGGCAAACATTTTTATATTGGCGATAGAACTAAGACAACTGTTTGGTCGTTTAGCAAAGGTAACACGCAAGAGTATGTTCATCCAACGCAGAAGCCTGTTGATTTATTAGAAGAGGCTATAAATAACAGCACAAGAGGACAAGATATAGTCGCTGACTTCTTTGGTGGCTCAGGTTCTACTCTAATAGCGTGTGAAATGACCGGTAGAAAGGCACGAATAATAGAAAAAAGCGCAGGATATTGCGATGTTATTATAGAAAGATGGCAACAAATAACCGGGAAAGACGCGATTAATATGGAAAGTGGTGAGTCATATAATGGCACAAAAGGATAACGAAGGAACAGTCGGTGTCGAAGTGATAGCTAACCTGCTTAAAATCACACCGAGAAGAGTCCAACAACTTAGCAATGAAGGTATAATTCCACGCGCATCGCGAGGTAAATACAAGCTAATAACAGCAGTTTGGGGTTATATTGATTATTTAAAACAGCTTAATTTAGACAATAATCAGCCGGATGACCTAAAAGAAGTTAACTTAAGAATAGCAAAGCATAAAGCCGCACTAATGGAATTAGAAGTGTCAGAGAAATCAGGCGAGTTAGTTAAGGTGGAGCAGGTTATTGCAACTTGGTCTCGCATATTTACTTTAATTAAACAGTCAGCAATGGCTATGCCGACAAGATTAGTGCCGGAGCTGTTAAGAGCAGAGAATGTGAATAAGGCAACGCAGATTGCAAAAGAACACATAGAAAATTTTTTAAATGAACATAGTGATATTGAACTAATTATAGATGATGCAGATACAAGTTCCGACAGAGGCAATACAGAACGCCTCGAAGATAGCGCTGAACAGTCTACGACCACCACCTAAACTAACAATAGATGAATGGGCTGACACTTATAGAATACTATCAAGTGAAGCAAGTGCTGAAGCAGGTAAATTTAACACAAGTCGCGCAGAATATCAGCGCGAGATAATGCGATGCTTTACAGATTACGATACTGAAAGAATAGTTATTAAAAGTTCGTCGCAGATAGGTAAGACAGAGATATTATTAAATATCATTGGTTATTTTATACACCTCGACCCTGCTCCAATAATGTGTATTCAACCAAGCTTACAGATGGCATCTACATTCTCGCGGAATAGAGTAGCTCCGATGATAAGAGATACAGATGTTCTAAAAGATAAAGTAGCTGACTCTCGTTCACGCGATAGCGGAAACACAATATTCAGCAAATCTTTTAGAGGCGGTAGTTTAGACTTAATTGGTTCTAATAGTGCTGCATCAATATCATCGAGGCCTGTTCGCGTATTATTATGCGACGAAGTCGATAGATATGGTCTAACAACTACAGAAGGTGACGCTGTTGCACTAGCAGAAAGACGATGCGCTACCTTTCATAATAAGAAAATGGCGTATGTTTCGACGCCAACTGTTAAAGGTAATAGCCGGATAGAAGCGTTATATGAGCAAGGAGATCAGCGAATGTTCTATGTTCCTTGTCCTGCTTGCGGCGATTATCAAACTTTGGAGTGGAAGAATGTTAAATGGGATAAAAATAATCATCAAAATGCTTCGTATGTTATGGAGTGTTGCGGCACAATTATGGATGATATGCAACGCTATAAAGCCATATCTAATGGCAAGTGGCAAGCGAGTGCTGAGTTTAATGGCACAGCTAGTTTCTTTATTAACGCGTTATATAGTCCTTGGCTTACAGTCGGCGAGATTGCAACTAACTTTATTAATAGCAAGCCTTACCCGGAGACGCTCCGCATCTTCGTCAACCAAATCCTCGGCGAAGTCTGGGATGAAGACCAAGGCGAAAAAATAGATGAAGATAAATTGATGGACCGCGCAGAAGATTATGGTCCTGATGATTTTAACGAGAATATAATATTAATAACTGCAGGAGCAGATGTTCAAGACGATAGAATAGAATGCACTACAGTCGGATGGGAGAAGGACCAAACTTGTTATGTCTTAGAGCATAAGATATTGCAAGGCGACCCGTCATCTCCACAAGTATGGCAAGACTTAGATGAGTTCTTATTAAAGACATACACACATCCTAGAGGAGTAGAGCTACCGATAAGATGCACTGCGATTGATAGTGGTGGTCATCATACTCAATCAGTATACAATTTCTGCAAGCTAAGAGAAGGCAGACGCGTATATGCTGTTAAAGGTAAAGGTGGCGAGGGTTATCCGGTAGTATCAAGACCGAGTAAGAATAACATTGCTAAGGTTAAACTGTTTAGCCTCGGCAGTAATACACTTAAGGCACTAGTGTATGGCAGACTAAAAATAGAAGATGGACCGGGTATGGTTCACTTTCCAAATAATTTAGATGAAGAATACTTTAAACAAGTATCAAGTGAGACCCTAGTAGAGAAATTTCACAAGGGTCAAAGAAAGACAGAGTGGCTACCATTGAGAAGAAGGAATGAAGCGTGGGATTGCTTAAACTACAGTTTCGCCGCATACCATCTATTAAATGTAAATATGAAGTTATTACATAAAAGAGTAACCACACCTGAAGAAGACAAACCAACTAAACCGAAAAGGGTTAGAAAACCTTTATATAAGAAAAAAGGTAAATGGATGGATATTTAAATGGCATTAATAGTTAAAGATAGAGTTAAAGAAACCACAACAACAACAGGTACAGGCACGCTTACATTAGCAGGAGCAGTGGATGGCTTTCAAAGCTTTAGTGCAATCGGCAATGGTAACACAACTTATTACTGCATAACTGATGGGTCAGGCAATAACGCGTGGGAAGTAGGAATTGGCACTTACACAGCTAGCGGAACAACACTTGCAAGAACAACAATATTAAGTTCAAGCAACTCAGGTAATGCCATCACATTAGGAACAGGAACACATAATGTGTTTACAACTTATGGCGCGGAACGAAGTAGCTTTGCGACAGAAGGATTACGATTACCATTTACAGCAAGCGGAGCAATAACAGCAGGTTCACCTGTTGCTCGTAACTCTGACGGCACTATGCAAGATATTGCAACCACAACATCAACAACAACTAAGAACGGAAACTTTGGCTCACCATCCAATTTCCAATTTGAAAATGGTGCTGCTTATAATGCAGATAATGGAGATATTGTTGTTGGTATAAATGATCCGGATAACAGCAGTTATTGGACAGGTGTAGTAGTTCAGACAGCGGCTAATGGAGATATAACTGTTGGCTCTCGTTATGTCTTTACATCAGATGATCAGCACGGCTACGGAAATTTAATATGCAGACATAAAAGTAGCGGTTCAGGAAATGGAACAGACTTTGATGGTTATTTTGAAGTGCATAAAGATTATAGTAATTGGTTAACTTATGGTCATTTTACAGTAAGTGGAACAGTTATAACAGTAGGTGGATCACGACAAAATATAGCTAATTCAAGTAATACAATCACTACTGGATGGACTGCTTCTAATCCACATAACAACACAATGAATGTAGCATTTATTCATAATACAAATCAAAGCCAAGTCAAATTCTCATCAGTTAATCCAAGTGGAACAGGTTTTACAAACCAAGATGATTTTGTTGTAACTAATGGCGCA